TTGTAACCCTCCTGGTAAACCTAATTGGTTCAATTGAGCAAGTGTATTAAATGTAGTTTGCAAAGGATTAAATAAACCTTGTATTTGCCTTCTAAAAGGACCTCTTCTAAATTGATCACCATAAAGATTTGATATTCCTTGTACAAACTGAGTAAAAGGTTGATCATCAAAATTCAAACCTAAGTTTCCAAGTGGATCTACATCACTTGGAATCATTGGTGGAGCAGCACCATTACCATTACCAGGACCACCACCAGGACCACGAGAAGGTGTCATTCCTGACATAGCATCTGTTGCACCAAAACTAAACTCTTGATTAGGATCACCACTTCCTCCAAAACCAGGTTGATCTGCTAAATAACTTACGCCTTCAGTTTGAAATGCTACTGGATTTGTTGTAAAGCCTGCTGCAATCCTTGTTGCAATATCAGGCTGTGTCATATTGCCAACTAATCTATTGACTGTATTTTCGTTATTTTTACCAAGGCTAACTTTTGAAAAATAATCTTGAAGAACTGCTTTTTGATTGTTTACTGAAGCATCATCAACACCTAGTTCTTTTTGAGTATCACCAAAAACTTCTATAAGAGTATCGATTCTATCGTTATCAAAAAGAGGTGAGTTTGCTCCTGGCAAATTTGTTTGATTAATTTTATCTACTATTTCATCTACAGACCAATTTGTGTTTCTAAGATCTAGTAAACCTGGATTATAGTTTTGTCCTTTTGTAAGTGTGTCTTGAATAAACCTAACCATTGGTCCTGTAAAGACAGTATTAGGATCATAAACATCTGTTGTTGCAGTTGGTGCTGTAGGTGTTGTAGGTGTCGTAGGTGTTGTAGGTGTTGCAGGTGCTTGTACATTAGGATCAAAAGCTCCTAAATCTGTAACTCTTCCTACTCTACCAGCAGGATAAAGATTTTGCGCTTGATTTCTTGCTGCTTCTAAGCTGCTTCCTTCAACTAAAACTGTTTGTACAGTTCCATCTGGCTCTGTTATTTGTATACTATAACGTCTCATTATATGCTCTCCATTGGATTAACTCTTGGTCCAGGTCCCCCTGGTGTTCCTGGAGGAGCTTGTCTAGGATCGCCTACTCTAGTAAACCCCTGCATTTGTGATGATATCACATTTCCATTAACATTTGGAGGTCCTTGTCTCCCACCTTGGGGTGATTGTGGACCTTGTTGTTGCTGTTGAGCTTGCATTCCAGCAGCAGCAAGTAACTGTTGGAACTGTAAGTCCTGAGCAGTTTCTTGTTGTTTATCTTGCTTCAATGTTTTTCTCAACATATCAATGTAAATCAACGCTTTATCTTCTTCTCCAGTCTGCATCAAACCTTCAATCAATGTTATCAACAATGCTTTAGGATCTGTTACATGAGCCTGTTGTGCAGATATAGCATTTTTGAATTGATCTACATCATTTATCTGCATAATATTTTCCCATATCCATTCGTCTGGTGCTAGAGGTGATGGTCCATCTCTCATCATTTGTGCCATAGTCACAAGTTGTGGTTCATCTTGTGGCATACGTACACCAAACTTAATGTCGATAGCACCTGCTCCTTCAATATCACTTGGTTTTATTTGTTCATTAAAATAACTTGCAACATCATTATGTCTACCTCTAACTTCTACTGCGTTGAAACCACCCATCTCATATTGCATTGTTATAATTTCAGTTATTTGTTTATAACAAGCAGTAATACTTTTTACTCTTGGTTCTATCTGATGAGCAGAACCTTCTTGTAAAACTCTTGCTGCAAATCCTGAAATAGCAAATGGCAGTTCACCATAACTTACATTACTCAAACCACCACGTTGAAGTTCTCCTGATACTAAAGCAACAAAGTTGTTAGTATCTATTGGCATTGTAACTTCATCCATTAGTTTTATATCAGTACCAGCAGGTAGTGGAACTTCACTTCCATCTTGCCATGGATCAGCATCTAGTGTAGTTGTTCCATCTGGCGAAACAATTTTGTAAGGTCTGCGAACTGCTCTTCTAACAAGTGTTTTATATGCACTCATAGCAAAGTTTAAGTCATCATATATTTCTCTGTTTGATGCAAATATAGATTCACCATAATCTCTAGCAGTATCATCTCCAGATATTTCGTCTTGTATCCATGGTGCTGGTCCTGTTGCTCCTAAAAATACTGGCGCACAAGGCTCACCATTTGAATCTTTTACATTGTGTTTAGTTAATTTTTTCCCAACATGACTTTGGTCGTCACCATCAACTATAATTACACCATTTTCTTCTCGTGAATAATAGTCCCAAACAGTTATCCCAGCAGATGTTTCCCCTTCAACTGCAGGCTCTACGTCTACGTTATACGTAGACTTGATAGCAGAAGGTGATCGTTTTGTTTTGTGTGCTAACCAAATAATACCTTTTTCGTCCATTTCATAACAAATATGTAGTGGATCAAAAGGTGTAATATCTACAAAAGTAGAACCATCTTCATGTTTATTCAACATGGCTCTACCTGCATACCAACCTCGAAGTGTAATATAAAATGCTATTTGTTCCCTAATTGATGGCTGTCCATATCGTTGCATTCTTTCATCTGCAAGATTCAATGCACCAATTACAAACTTTTCTTTTTTGTTACCAGCACTTCTATCGTCTACCTTTGCTGTCATTGGAACCTTGATAGACATTTGTGCATTAGTTAGGTATGAAATAATTTTATCTGCTAGTATTCGTGGAGCGTTAGATGTGTAACTTTGATAACCAGTTCCTGCATCATAAGCATTCATGCGATACAGACCATAGTCTTGTTCCATCCTAGTTCGTCTAGTACGAAATCCAGGTGACTCCCAAATTGTTTCAATCTTATGTAGAATATCGTCTATTTTAGCCATTTACCACCTGTTTACTGTTATTAATTTTGTTGCACCTGCAGCTCTTGCATATCCAAAGTTTACCACAAGTCCATATGTTATTGCCTTAATTCCATGGTTGAAAGCGTCCCTTGGTTCTCTTCCAACAACATTTCCTTCTCTGTCAGTTCTCCATGTATACACATGAATCTGATCGTCAAATGGATTACTACATCCACCCAATTCTGATATAACACCTTTACATTTTGGACTGATAATCAAGTTAGGTTGCTTAGTTACTGGGTTTTCTTTTAGAAAAGTATTAAACCTTTCTATCCCATCTAGTATACCAACTCTTTCAGACTGCATATAAAGTCCAGCTTTTTCTAACCAAGTATCAACTGGTCTTGATTCACCAAAATTATGAGCTGCAATATCAATTACTCCATGTTCCACGTCTTTCCACCATGGTCTCATTGTACAGATCTCTATAATTTCTTCTGTAATCTTCTCCCTTTCAAACACTTCATCAATTATTCTAACCTGTTCACCTATGATTTGTACAGCCATTACAGCATATGCTGACTTTGTTACCTGAGAATAACCTGGATCGATCCACAAATGTACAGGTTCGTCCATAATATACTCTGCTTTATCTGAAACGTGTTTTGATGAGTCAAACATATTGTGTACAAGACCTTTTGGAGGTGCTGGTTTTCCAGCAACACGTTCATTAAACCAATCTTCAGAGTGCAATCTTTGTAACGATAAGATTTCTTCATCTTCTCTGCCACCTGGATACACTTCCTGGTTAGTCCATGAAGGTAATGAGAAAGATATTGCGTCATCTTCTTTGTTATAGAACTGCCAAGACTCCCATTGTGATGGATACCATCCTAATGACATTTCAAACGTCCCTTCAAGAAACAAATATCCACGTTTTTCTGCAATACGACCACGTAATCTCAAAAAACTCTCTTGATCTATCTGTGATGCCTCACACGCAACTATCATTCTAGGTGCCTCCATAGCCAAACTTCTATAGTCTTGTGCAGACTTAGTTTTTATCTGAAAAGTACCTGGATCTGTTGCTGTTCCACACACCACAGTCATTTCACCTGGATCTATTCTTTTAGTTTGTTTTACCAAAAAACCTAGTTTCGACAATATATCAGTCAAATAGTTCCATTCTGCTCTAGTTCGCTCGTAATCTCTGGCTACTAACCAGACAATATCACCATTCTGGAACTCATCTAGTGTGTTGATAATGGATAATGCACCAAGAAAGCTTTTTCCTGCTCGTTCTCCACCAGCCACTAACTTGATTCTGGCTTTGTAATCAAGGATCTCGTCTTGTTCTTTCCAAGTCCTAAAGCCAACTGCTTCTAATAACGCTTTTCTATCTTCTTTTAAAAACATTGTACCTCCTATATTAGCATAAACCCCAAAATGTAGGAGGCGAAGCTTACACCAGGGGCTTATGCTATTAGCTAAAAATGTTAGTTACGTACCATACTAACAGATGTAACCCTAAAGAGGTCCATTCGGAAGAAAGTACCCCTGATACGACATCCAGCTAATACCATTATTCTACAGTCTACTAACAACTGTTGGCAACCCAAAAGAGAAAAGAGAGGGGGGAACCTTTAAGGAGGGGGGTGAGATATGAGTTAACTAACAACCCCTTTAAAAGGGTTGTTAGTAACAACAAGGGGTAGAAAAAATAGGATCAAAAAAATATCTAAGGGACTCCTATGGCAACAACAAGCTGTCAAGATGGTACCTACACTACCACACATACATATTTCCAACACCATACCCCCACCTACCACCATACTATTACCACCACCATCACTACCATTCCCACCACCACCATCCGTTCTATAAGATTGGTCTATTTTTTTAGGGACGAGATGTTTGGGAGAGTTTGAGATGCCCAAATTTGCGAACGTCTGCCCCTCTTCACGCACATACTTCGTACGCACGAAGAGAGGTGGAATTCTGAGGAACTCTCACGTTCATTTCAGCGCACAGGCGCACCCATCTGCGCACGTATTTGAACGCAGATTTTTTCCCAGTTTCCTCACTCTCTTTAGAGAGTGTTTTGTCGTTTGAGATGGTGAAAATTTCTGATTTTTACCCTTGTCAACCCCCTAAAGGGGGTATGACTAGGGTAACTTTTACCTGTTACCATTGAAATATCAGCAATTTCGCTGTGCAAACCAAGTCATGGTGACTTCGATGGAACACCTATGGCACAAAATTGAAGGAGTTTGGCTATGCCAAAGACGAACACAAAAGTGTCCCCAAAGGGGACAAAACGAACCCAATTGCTAAAGCAATTGGACGGCACGACATTACTTCCGAAGGAAGTAAAGGCAATCAAAATGGGTATTCCAAAGGAATACCAGCAAAAGGGTTTTCTAAAGAAAACCCAGTCTCACAAAATCCTTCTCTCCATAGGAGAGAAGATTGGATTTGACTCAAAAACCCTAAAGGGTTTTGGGCAGAGCCAAAGAGACGTTAGTGAACTACGTTCACTAATCTCAGCCAATATTCTCTGGGACAAAGTCCCAGAGTCCAAAAAACGTAAGACGAAGTCTTACGTGACTGGTGG